ACTGGCGATGAAATAGAGATGTACGATGTCTCAGTTGAGAATGACTTTCACGCTTTCGTTGTTGATGGAATTGTTGTTCATAACTCAGAAATCGAGATGCTTGTTACGACTATCACGAGTCACATGAACGCTGAGACCTATAATCGCAAGTTCTTCAGTCAAGGATCGAGCATTAAGGGTATTCTGACGTTCGAGGGTGCGGTTCCTCCAGACCAGCTAGAGGCGTTTAGAAGACAGTGGTATCAGCAGGTGACGGGTGTCAACAACGCTTGGCGTACTCCTATCATGGGCTTGGGCAAGGATTCTAAGCTCAATTGGACTTCGCTTCACTCTACCAATCGTGAGATGGAGTTCGGCAAATGGCTTGAATACTGTATCAAGGTTATTTGCGGTGTATTTCAGATTGATCCAATTGAGATTGGTTTTGATATTTCAAAGCAGGGTTCTGGTCAGCAGTCATCTTCTGGTGGGCTTGGACAGGGCAATCAGGCAGAACGTGTGTCGTTCTCTCAAGATCGCGGCCTACGTCCACTTTTGATATTTATTCAGCAGCTTCTTAATGATTATATTGTTTACCGTATTGATCCAAACTACGAGTTCCGCTTTGTCGGCCTCAACGTCAATTCTGAGAAAGATGATCTTGAACAGGCTGTTCAGCAGGTTAAAAGCTTTAAGACTATCAATGAGATTCGTGCAGAGCATGACCTTGAGCCGTTACCAGCCTTTGACAAGATTAAGAATCCTGGTGAAGTCGTACTTGATTCGTCACTTATCCAATTCATCACTGGTCAGATGCAAGCCGCTCAACAGCAGGCCGGTGTTGGACCAGACGGTCAGCCACTTCCTCCTGGTCAGGGCGGAGCACCTGGAGATCCTAGTCAAGCGGGTGGTGATCAAGATCCAAATCAACCTCAAGATGAGGGCGAAGGCGATCAAGAAGAAGAGCCTGATTATGAGAGCATGGACGTTGAACAGCTTCAGCAGGAATACAATAAGCTCAAAGAACCACAATCTCCTGGAGAGCCAGCGATGGCTCCTGCAAAGGGCAAGGCGATGACTAAGAAGTCGTTCTTCAGAGAGATCGAATTATGAAGTTGAATATCGAGGCTGAGTCTCAGGCTGAGTTCGATGCGAAACGGTATGACATCATCAAGGCGGTGGCGGGTTCGGTTTACGATGTGAGCGTCAAAAAAAAGGGTGAGAAATCTGCAAATGAGCCAAGAGAGCCGTTCTACAAATCTCAGGGCGAAATGCTTGAACATTGGGACGGTAAATTTAGGGACGTTTTGGAAACGATAAAGTTTGAAATAGGTAATATCATTGATGAAAAGTAGTTTCTACGTAGAAATTCTTGGGTATTTTATTAAGTCAGATGTGGCCTCAGTTGCGGTCATGGATGGCTCTAAAATACTTATGGGAAAGCGTCGAGACAGCGGTCGTTGGACTTTGCCTGGAGGTCACGCCGATCCGGGTGAAAAGAAGCACGATGCCGCAAAGCGTGAGTTGAAAGAAGAGGCTGGAATTGATGTTGATAAGGATGATCTAAATCATCTTGGTTCAAACAAAGTTACTACCTTCACAGGCAAGAAAAAGACCATTCATGCGTTCCATGTAAAGCATAATGGCAGTAAACCGACTTCAGAGAATGATCCTGACAAGGAAGTTGAGAAGTGGGTTTGGGTTGAAACTAAGGCTGGGCTTCCAAAAAGAGTCAAAGAGAACCTGCATTCGCCGAAGAACCTGGTTCTTCAGAAGCTTGGTCTTCTCAAATCCAATCAGAGGGCAGAAGTCGTGGACTTTTATTTAAATGGTGAATTGTTTAAAGGTGGCTCTCATAAATACATCCGCAAATATATGCAAGACGGAGAGTGGGTTTACGTTTACAAGGAGCCGACAGGCAGGGCTAAGAAGATGACTCCCGAAGCGGTGTCTAGCCTTCATAAGTTGGCAGAACTTGGGAACGAGCACGCGAAAGGTCTTGTAGACAATATCGAAGAAGTCCATCCAGATCGTTTAGCGGTCTTGTACCGAGAAGCGTCGAATGGTGACAGAGAGTCCATTGATCATCTTAAAGAGCACTACGATATAGATCATCCTGGAAGGCCAGCTCCAAAGCTAGTCATCTCAACACCTCAAGTGAGTTCTCCAAGGACAGAGGCGGCAGAAGTAACTCAAGAGATGGCATCGTCTGAATACGCTAATGATAGATCTTCATCCATCGAGCAAAGAGGCGAGGACGTTCTGGGTTCTGCAAGGCACAGTGCTTTGGCTTGGACTACAATGAGAGACGCTCTAGCTTCGGGAGACGCAGAGCAGTTGTTCGCGAGAGACTTCTTGTTGTCCCAAGATCCTGTCGATTTCAAAAGCGAGATGAATTCGGACAACATGGATTTGAATCTTCTTTTAAACTTCGCTTTAAGGAAGTTCCCAGATCCAAAAATCCCCGCTTCATCCGAAGAAAACACTAATCGTCAAAGACAGTCATACTATGAGGCATTCCAGGCAGTAAAAGAGATCATCAAGTCTAACGCAAACAAAACAGTGCCTAGCACCGAACACAACGATCTGATGTTTCCTCACGAGAAGGGTTTGGCTTTATATAAGAAGTCGGTTGAACAAGTTCATGCCTTATATGGTCGAACCAGGACTGGGCGAGGCTATGACGCGGGGACTGAGGCCATAAGAGAGTTCTACAATCTAATGGTTGGCCGTGGATCGAAGAGTCCAAAGGGTGCGTTGGGAGAGTTCCACACTAAGGGTGCTAGTGCGACAAAAGAAGAGCTAGTCGGAGCGGCTAAAAAAGTCATTGATGGAAAATCAATAAACGCTGCCTTCAATAAAGTGGAACGCAGAGACGCTGGATTCGATGTATCTGCTCAATACGATACTGCGGTGATGAAAAGAGAAGGCCCATCAAGTCGGTATACTGGTTCAAGGCAGGGTTTAGACATTCTCGATAAAAGTGCTGGCGGGGATATGAAAATGCGAGGCGTGCAGTGGGGGAAATCCGTCACTGATGCAGAGAGGTCGCATCACTTGAAGAGTGTGGTCGATTCGTTTGACGATCTCACTGATATCTTAGGTCTTCCAAAGGCGATGGCTTCGTTCAACGGCAGACTTGCACTTGCTATTGGAGCAAGAGGCAAGGGCGGAGCACTTGCTCATTACGAGCCAGGAAAGCAGATTATTAACCTTACAAGGGCGAGCGGTGCCGGATCACTTGCTCATGAGTGGGGGCATTTCTTCGATCATACCATTTCAAATCTTTCGGAGGGCAGAACTGACAACTTTGATGCAAACTTCGCCACTACCAGAGCTACCCGTGTTGTGGGAAACAATCCGGTGATGGCTGCGATGAAGAAGATGTATGAGAGTCCAGAGTTCAGAGCTATGAACGACAGGATTAGGACAAGTGTGAGAAGGCTTAGGCTTGATACTAGCTACTGGAATAGCAATCTTGAGTTATTCGCTAGAACTTTTGAACGCCACATCCAGCATAAGTTGGAGAAGGCTGGTCGAGAGAACACTTATTTGACTGCGGTGAGAAAACGCGGAGAGGATAAGGACAATCTTTGGCCAATGGATTCTGAGATAGAAAAACTTTCTCCCATGATGGATGAGATTTTTAAGCAGTTCAGAGAGAGCGATATGCTCACAAAGGCTTTGTATTATCTTTCAATGGATCTTTTCAAGGGTCTGAAGGGTCAATCAGTCGCAGGTCACAAGTATTTGCGAAAGTATATGTACGGCGGTCAGTGGGTTTATGTTTATCATGAGGGCGATCAGCATGGTCGTCAGATACCAGAAGAAGCTTTTAATCACATCAAGAAGCTTGCTGAGTCTGGAAACGAACACGCGAAGGCGTTGCACGATTCGCTTCAGGCTCATGATGAAAAGAAGATGAAACTTCTCAGAGAGCTTGCGGATACCGGCAATAGTGATGCTCATGAGCATTTGAAGAAGCTTGGGATTAATCGCAAGCAGGAGAAACTAGAAGAGAAGCTTATTCCGAGAGTGGTGCGAACATCTGATGATCCAATTCATGAACTTGTCTCTGGTGACGCGAAGTCTCACATCATCAATCTGATTGGAAGTCAGCTTCATGAAAGCATATTTGAGCACTTACAGCGTCATTCTGGGAATGTGCTTCATGTAAGTCTTGTGAATGGTGGCATCACAAAAGACTCGATTAAGGCAGCTCTGTCCCATGAGAATAGCCTTTACGACATACTTGCAGAGCTTCATAAGCAGATGGATAAGATAGATACGGCTCACACTGGGATGAGATCGGTCAATGAGTCTGCAAACGATGCTGGCGGCTATGGAAACCTCGGATACAATCGCGTGGTAAAGCATCTTGAGGAGAAGGGTATACTTCCGCAAGGCTACTCTGAGATTCACACGAGAACAGCGTCAAGTGGTAGTAGTGTTTTTGAAGCTCCACCTGTGAGAGGGCTGGCTGAGAGACAAGAGAGGGCAAGGCGTGAGGAGGCTGAAGCATCGCGTCGAGAGGTTGGCGAGTATGCACCGAAGGTCGATGAGTTGGCAGAATATTATGGCAAAACTTTCACTTCAAAAGAGAAGAAGGATCTTGCAAAAGGCATAAAGAAGATATTTGGTCCAGCGTTCTCAATGAAGAAGTTTGACGGTTATTTGAATCCAGATCCAGCCAACAAGACGGTGATTCGCGTCAGTGATGGATTTTTGACTGGGCTTATGAGTGGCGATAGTCGGTTTGGTTTTGGGTTTGCCATAAAGGACAGGGTGACTGGAGATCATATTACCGGATGTACTCGCGATATTAGTGTTGACTCAGATCGCTCGATCACATGGCATAATGGTGTTTTCAGAAGGCCATCAAATGAACTTCTGACAAAATACAGTGGTATGTCTAAGGGACTTTATGCTGGTGTTGAGACATTCTTAAAAGAAGTAACAGCGGATTTGCCAAAGTCTGCAAAAGACAAATGCAACATTTATATGAGTGCGGCAAATGGTGGATTTTCAGATGGGTACAAGGGTGCCGTCCTTTGGGCTAAACATTATTTTGATTTCAATGGATCTTCAAATCTTAATACATTCAAGAGCACCTATACTGCAAGACTGCCGGATGCTAAGGCCAAGTTGCCGGACCTAGCGGCAGAGATTGATGCAGCTATGGCCAAGATCGCAGATAAGAAGCATCCATTTGAATTTATCAAATTAGGTATTCCTTTAACGCAGGCTCAGGCGGAGAAGGTCGTTGGTCATAAAATGGATTTCGATTATAAATCAATGTTTGCCAAGCCTGGAGCGACTATTGATCTTGGTGAGATATTACTTGTCAAATCAGGGATGTGGTTTGACGGTATTAGTTATTTCAACAAGACCGCTGGAACACATCAGATGTTGAACGAGAAGAGAGCTGCTTATTATCAGAAGCGACCAGGTGTAGCGTCTCCTGCGGGGTTTAAAAGCTCTCGTGTTGACGCGACTGTTCGAGATAAGTGGAAGCCGAAGGGTAGAAGCATTGTGATGACTGATGCTCGCCTGCGTGAGATAGGGTCATGGTCAAAAGACGAGGTGGCAGAGTTTCATGCCAAAGCTCCTTTAACGACAGATGCGAAGAGACGTGTGAAGGAAATTTTAGACAGGATTGGTGGATAAATGCTTGATGATGTCGGGAACCCGCTTGAAGACAACTTTTTAGATCTCGTAGAGTACGCTCCAATTCCTAGTGCCTTTCATCGAGGAGCGAAGCTGATGCTTGGGGATAATTACAAAGAGCTTGGTGCTCAAATTGTCAAAGAGCATCAGCCGAAGTTAATGAAGAAGTTTGAAAGTTATTTTGATGCTAACGAAGAAACAACTTAAAAAGATTGAAGAGCTGATCCGACGCAAGTTTCTTGTCTTCACTTATGAGTCTCTCGGTGAGAGGGCTTTGACCAGAGATGAGTTGAATATGCTGAAGGATGCCGGACTTCTAAGATCCACTGTGAGAAGCTTCACAGGGGACGCATTTGCATTGGGCAAGGTCGTTGCTGCGATAGACCGCACAAAGGCTATCAAGCTTGGGTTTGATGATCTGGCAAAGCTTGCAGCAAAATCTCCCATAACAACTGTTGAAAAATACACCATCGATTGGGCTTCAGAGCACACCGGCCAATACATCAAAGGCATATCTGATGACATGGTTAAAGAGGTCAAGACTACGGTGACAAGGGCTGCGTCCAGTGCGATACGGGCTGTTCAAGACGAGGTGGTTTCAGCAATCAGAAATCGCAAGACTGTGAGTGAGCTAAAGACTGCGTTATTTCACAGAATTGACGATAAATATAGGGACTGGCAGAGGGTGGCTCAGACCGAGATGAACAATGCGATTCAAAACGGCATCTATTCGTCTATTCGAGACAAGCATGGACCTGATCAGTTGGTTTATAAACGTCCCAACGCGAGTGCCTGCAAGCATTGCAAGAGAGTCTATCTTGAGGATGACGGGTTTACTCCTATCATTTTTAAGATGACCGATCTCAAGGATTCAAACTACGGTTTAAAGGCTGCAAATTGGGAGCCGACTATTGGATCTGTTCATCCGTATTGTCAGTGCCAGCTAAGCGTAGTGCCTGATGGATATGGGTTTGGGAAGAGGCGTGTCGTCACAGTTCCGTTTACCATGGGTGATAAGAAGTTCAAAATGGGGATGCAAGTCCCAGATGGGGAGTTTGATGAGCTTAGTGATGAACACAAGGGCAATGTGGGTTATGATGCGATACTGGAATATAATGGCAAGACCACTAGGCCGACTGTCAAGAAGAGTCTGAATAATCTAATAATTTCCGATATGGCAGATTACAACTGCATTTGCTGTTACTAAGGGGAATGACGTATGCGTTTTACTATTGATCTTGAGAAATCTTTTCGTTCACACAAGTACGTAAAACGCACAGGGTCTCCTGGAAATTACAAATACTGGTACAAAATGCCAGATGGTTCAATCCAAGCTCCAGATGACGCACAGTCTCATGGCAAGATTGATCACGCCAAGCGTCTCCTTCTTGGAGCACATGCTGGCACGCATTCTATGAGCACTCAAGATATTGCACGCCATACCGGCTTAGATCATGAGAAGGTGACTTCTGCTAAAAGAAATTTAGCTCGTGCTGGAACGACATGGCAGGGAAGAACTTTCGCTCATCACGAATACGAGAATGAACATCTGCATGAGGCTCTTCGCTTCGGTGAGGCTGAGCCGAGTGGGAGCATTTGGAGTGGCACGAATCCTGTAGAAGCATCGCCAGCAGACACAGAGGCTAGAGACAGGGCATCTCGACCTCGTGGCAGAAGGTCGTCTCCAACGACAACTTCTGGAGTTCCAGGCGACACTCCAAGAAGAAGAGCGACTCCTCCAGTCGCTGAAGCTGACGCTCGTGCAAGAACTGCTGTTGCAACTGCGGAGCGTACCGAGGCAAGGGCGGCAAGGCGAGACGCTGAAGCCAGGACGGCAGAGGCAGCCAGGACTAGAGAGATGGGTTTATTGACCGCAGAAGTGCAGAGTGCATCTTATGGAAGAAGCATTCCGATGACGAAGCTTTCTCAGATGAAAGATTTCGCTCGTGAACTTGTTGAGAATGGGAGAACGGCAGTGGAAGCTGCTCGTCAAGCTGTTGATAGATTCGCAATAGCGGTTGCTATTCCAGACTTGACTCCTGCAACACCGTCCGAGCAGGCTCAAGAACAGCGAGCAATCGCTGCTACTACTGCTACGGAAGCTTCTAATCGTGAGGCTGAACTGATTGCAGCTTTGAGAGAACACGGCATTAGTATTCCACACAGCTCTGAAGCAGCAGCAGGTAGGACTGAATCAAAGAGAAGAGCGGCAGAGGCGGCTCGTTTGGCTGAGCGTGCAAGAGAGTCTTCGCCATCAGCACCGCACGCAGCGGCAGTCCATGAGGCATCACCGGATTTGGCAGCAGCGGATCAGCCTATCCAACGAATGGAGGCAGCACAGGCTGCTGGTGACAACCCGTACATTTCTCGTGCAAAAGAGATCTATCACAATATCGTTGGTGATCTAAAGCCTGAGCGTAAAGAGGCTATTAAGCACGTTCTTCAGGCGATTGCAGACTTACAAGCTGGCGGTGCTCCGCTGAATGAAGCCAATATTGTTGATCGTTATAAAAGTCTTTCTGGCAAGCGTATCAGGGGTATTTCTGGCATTGCAGAAGAGTTTGAAAAAGGCACGTTCATGTCTCTTCAAGAGATTATGGAGAACAAGCCTGTTGATCCAGAAGTCGAACGTATGAAGCGTGGTTATGCGGCAAAGCAATTTGCTCGTGTGAAGCCATTTCTAAAATCAGCATGGTCAGATGCCAACCCCTCGGCCCCACCTCCGATGCCGACATTCGGTGACATGAAGTCGTGGACAGAACATGGATCAAGGCCGGATTGGGCTGGAACGACACGTCTTGCTGTGCCAAAAGAAGTTCATGATGCCGTTCACAAGGGTGCTGATGGTAAGCCAAAGTATCCGCCAGCGTGGATGCCGATTCACATGATGCCAACATGGAACTATGTGATGAAGAAGGCTGGCGATGATACCCCATACGAGGCTCGCAACGTCAACATCCAACAAGGTCGATTGAATCTTGGAAATCAAGCATCTTATCAAGAGGGCATGGTTATCGCATCGTTAAGAAAATACATTCAGATGCGTGGCGGAGCGGATCAATTGACTGACATCCCATCTCACAAGCTTTCTGAAGTTGGGTTGACTCATTCAGATATATTTAAGGCGGTAAAATTTGCCGATCACGATCTCTCTGATGCAGCAATCAAGAAAATCATGAAACACAAGATCCTTGATCCGATTGCCTTAGCACCGTTTATCGACAAAGAAGTCGGCGGCAAAAAAGACACCAAGAAGTCATTCTCGTTGGTTGTCGATACCAAGCTATCAGAGGTATCCTTTCGAAAGTCCTTTGTAGTCCGAGGCGAAGACGCTGTTAAGAAGGCTGAGTTGATTTCGAAGATTAGGGCAATTAGAGCTAGGGGATGAAATGGAAATAGACTTGGACTGTCCACATTGCAGGGGCAACATCGTCAAGTCCTATGGTGACACGGTGAAGATGCGTTCAAAGCTTCTCAAGTGGGAGCGAGGTGGTATGTTCGCGATCTGTAAAGCTTGCGGCACAGACGTTCCAATTGATTTAGAGCTTATGAAATCTATCCAGGCTAAATTTATTTATGAAGTCAACTCTAAAAAAACTTGCTTTGAATAAAATACAGTGTAAGAATTAAATATACCCACATACTACAGGCTCAAGTTTGGCGGAGCGTCGGGGTGTTGAATAAACATCTTTCTTATGACTTGAGCTATGAGCAATTTTTACGTTGGCGAAAAAGATTTTAGAGTATGGCTTCCAGAAGTTGACTTCTGTGAGAAGGCCGATGACTCTGAATCATTTGATTCGCGAAAGCTGACTGGCATCATGTCCACTCAGCGTAAAGATCGTCAAGGCGAAGTCGTTGACGCGAAGGGTCTTGAGTTTGACGAATTCCTTCAAGCCGGTCACTTCAACGATAATCACTCCCAAGAAACATCTGCAATTGTGGGCTATCCGCAATCTGTTCGTTATCATACAAGTCTGGCTCAATTCACTGATAACAAGATTCAGGCTCCTGGCTGGACTTGTGAGGGATATGTTCTAAAAGGGACTAAGCGTGCAGATGGTATCTGGGAATTAGCGAAGGCTCTCAGAGAAGTTCCAAATCGCAAACTTGGATTCTCAATCGAGGGCAAAGTCCTTCGAAGAGCAGACAAGACTATCGAAAAAGCCAAGATCAGGAACGTAGCTATAACAAATTGCTTCCCTGGGGACACGGCTGTTTCAGGTGCCGCTGAAAAGGCAATGAGACGCTGGTATTCAGGAGATATGATTGAGATTAATTTGGCGACTGGAGAGAAACTCACCGGAACACCTAATCACCCTATATTCACGCAGCGTGGCTGGATAGCTTTGGGTGAGATTGATGAAGTCAATGATTGCGTTGGACGCTTCGATGTTGATCTCGCGAAAGCGGCTTCTTTTTCTAAGATCGCCCATGACATAGATGACGTTCCAACCACTATTGAGCAGATATTCAATGCGTCTCTTATTCCTGGAGACTCTCTCTGGATCAATAAGGCTAGAGAAAGAAATTTCCACGGCGACGGAGCCGGAAGCGATGTCGATGTTGTATTGTCCAGCGGACTTCTGAGGGACCGCCTCAAAGCCTCTTTCTCGAATAAATTCGGCAACAATGTTCTCACCGTTGCCGATAAAAAGTTGTCGAGATTCTTTAGTCTTCGACTTCTTAACAAGCTCGTCCATGCTGGACTTTGTTCCGCGTCTGGCTTCATTCGCAGCTTTAGCAAACAGCAATCTCTCGCTGGGGCTTCTTCTGGCATTTCTGGTTCTGTTGGTCTCTTGAATAGATCTAGCGATGCCGTGTCTTTTGGCGACATTGTGAACAGTTTCACGAGTGACTCCGTATCGGGAGGCGATAAGGGAAGATGCCTCTCCGCGTCTATAGGCTTCAGCAATGTCACTCTCAAGCGAAGGTTCAATTTTTCTGGCCATGTTTTTAATCTCGATACAAAAAATGGATGGTATCAGGCCAATGGCATAGTCGTCCACAACTGCCCAGTAAACACTGATTGCACTTGGGATCTAATCGCCAAATCATTTAATGAAGCAGACTCGGCTGTAAAGGCTATGACTGCTGGATTCGCAACATCTCCAGCCGCTCAGACGGGCGGTGGTGCAGTGAGATCTGAGTCTCTTGATTCAGATATCAAAGATGTGCATGGCGACAAGAAAAAGAAGAAAAGACAAGAGTCTCTGATGAGAGCTATCGCATTCGACGATATGGAAAAAGCAATGGAATTGGTTTTAGAGCGTCGTCCTGATTTCGATGAGGATGCAGCGGCTATTTTTATTAAACATCTTTTCATGAAAGGAGGACAGCTATGCTAGGTCGATTAGACGTTAGCGAAGTTGGACAATCTGTGTTGCATGACTTGCCCGAAAAGCAAGCCGCAGCCATTATGTCCAAGCTCGATGAGTTGATTGTATCAGTGCAGGCTTTATGTGCGAAGTTGGATGCAGATGGAGGCGTAACAGATACAGATTACGCCGCTACTGTTTCAGCTTCGTTAAAAGCCATTCAATTATCTTTATAACAAGGGAAGGAGTTTCAAATGAGCGTCAAAGTAACAAAAGACAAAGTTGAGAAAGCTCTTGCCTCCCTCGAACTAGCGTTGGCTGGCGATGGGGATGAGACGGTTAGCAAGGCGTCAGATGACGACCTTGATCAACCAGAGGGTGCGGATATGGGCAATCCTGCAAAGGATAAGATGTCTGATTCTGCCAAATCAAAAAAGGCGATGAAAAAAGCCGAAGATGAAGATGAGGGCGATGAAGATTCTGGTGAGCAAATGGAGAAGAAAAAGAAGTCTTTCGATAAGAAAGCTCCTCCATTCATGAAGAAGTCTTTCGACGATCTCCCAGAAGAAATCGAAACAAAGATTGACGTTTCTGATTTCCTCAAATCACTTGTCAACCATACTGGCGATTGTCTCGACAATCTGTCCGAGTTCGTTGCTAAAAGCGACCGCTTGAACAACCAGCGTTATGGAAGTCTTGAAGAGGCTGTTGAAGAAGTTCAAAAGTCTCAAGCCAAGATCGGCATCGTACTGAAGGCAATTTGCCAACGCATTGGCGTTATCGGTGCGGCTCCTGCCAACGCTCCCAGGTCTGAGACTGTTGTTAAATCAGCAGCAACAGCTACGGATCGTAGCTTCTCTTCTGGCTTAGAAGGCGAAGGAACAGAGGCTCCAATGTTTAAGAGTCTTTCGCAGAATCCAATCATCGCTAAATCACAAATGGCTAATGCTCTTTGCGATCTAGTCCGAAAGGGTGAAGCACAAGATTTGGATGTTATCGGTTTTGAGAGCGGTGGATATATCCGTCCAGAACTAGTTTCTAAACTAAAAACAGTTCTTAACTAGAAAGGGGAATGAATCATGTATCCAGCAGTAGATCCAAAGCAATTTGAATCGCATGGAGAGGGGTTCGGGATCTCCGACGCTCAAACCGTTGCAGACCTGAATAAAGCACTAACAGCGGGCTACGCAGTCGATCCTGGCACGCAATCACAAGGCGGAGCATTGCGGGTTGAGTCTCTTGACTCTACTCTCAAAGTCGTCTCGTTCATGGAAAAGAACATTGTCATGTACAATGCTATTCCTAAGACGAAAGCCTACAACACTGTCGAAGAGTATAACCTGCTCTCGAAGTACGGTGGACGTGGTGGTTTCTTCATCGAAGAAGGTGGACTTCCTAGAACTGAAGATTCCAACTACCAACGCAAGGCAGCGTTCGTGAAATTCATGGGAACAACCCGTGAAATTTCTCACCCAATGTTGTTGGTTCGTCCAGCACACGGTAACGTCGTTGCTCTTGAAACTAAGAACGGTGCAAAGTGGATGCTTCAAAGGATGGAAGAGTCTCTCTTCAATTCTAACTCAAGCATCATCTCGCAAGGATTCGATGGTCTTCGCAAGCAATTGCTAGACGGCTATTCTGATCCAACTACGGCTGGCGACGGCATCTCAAGCGTGTCTACTGAGCATATCTTTGATATGCGTGGTAAGACCTTGGGTGAAGCAGTATTTGAAGAAGCTGCTCGCGTTCTTTTGGATAACTACATGTATCCAACGCATTGCTTCTTGAACAACACGAACCACTCTGATTTCAACAAAGTATTCTTCTCCAAAGGACGCTACCAGCTTCCTGTCGGTGCAGACGCTACTGTTGGTTTCGTGGTTGATAAGGTCAAGACTTCTGGCGGAGTTGTTCAGCTTCATCCAGACGTGTTCCTTCGTGTCAATCAAACCGCTGCTGCTTCGGCAGACAACGCAGCGTCTCCTACGGCTCCTGCGACTGTCGCTATCACTGTCGGTGTTAAAACCACTTCTCGTGGATTCAAGGCTGGCGAGTATGGCACATACGCTTATAGCGTAGCTGCTATCTCAAAATCTGGTGAATCTGCTGCAACGGCTGGAAACGTGTCGGCTGTGATCACTTCGACTAACGTCGAGGCTACCATCACAATCTCTCGCGGTGCAGTATCGGGCAACGATTTGACTCAAGGCTACCGAATCTATCGCACACGTCTTGAAGACGGAGCGGCTGGCGTTAAGTATCTTGTTCGTGAAATCGCTTCTGCTGGTGCTTCGACTATCGTCCTTGACGGTAACGAAGATCTTCCAGGACATGGTACAGCATACATCGGTCAGATGGATGAAAGCGTGTTGACTCTAAGAGAGCTAAGCCCAATGCTTAAGTTCCCATTGGCAACCGTTGCATCGTCGATCCGTTGGATGCAGTTGTACTACAATGTTCCAATCGTGTTCCGCCCTCGTGGTTGGATCGTGGTGAAAAACATTGGATTCTTGAAGCAACCAGATCTTTCGCTTTAATCGCGTGATCTAAGAGTGGTGGGAGGGGTGAGATCCCCCTCCTACCCCTTTGTCGTTAGTTTGAAAGGACAAAAATGCTACTAGTAAATGAGAAACTTCCCAATTGTAAATTCGCTCATGGCAAAGAGATCATTGAAACTGATGCCTCTGGCCACATTGAGTTAAAAGATAAAGAGGCGGTCGTTGCATTCCTTGCAAGCGGCTTCACAGAAGTCCAACGCAAAGCATCTGCAACTAAGGTTGACGCTGTAAAGGTCGAACCCGTAGTTAAAGAAGAGATCTTTGAAGAGGCGGTCATTGAAGCTCCTCGTAGTGAAGACAAGCGTGCTCGCTGGTCTAGGAGTGAGAAATGAAAGAATTTGATCAGTACGGCATGGCTGGCGAGATTGATGCGGCAGAGCATTCTGCTCCTTCTTATTCTAAGAAAGTCATTCCAGGGCCGACGACATTCGCTCCTGATGATGATGCGACTCCAACAAGGACCAAAAATCCAATTGTTGGGGCAGTCGGCGGAGCATCTGCTGAGTTGACGCTTCTTCAGAATAAAGCTTATCGGGTGATTGCTGATGTTGCGATTTACTTCAGACTTTCTGTAACTGGATCAACGGCTGTGGCCACTGACATCTATTTGCCAGCGAATACTCCGATAATCATTAAGACAGAATTGTGGCAGAGGCTTGCATACATTCAAGTGGCTACTGGCGGAAATATCCAAGCAGTGGAAGTGAGATGAGCAATTCAGATTTCCATACAGTGAACTACTTGTTTGCTACCTATCTACAAACAAAAGAGGGTGGCAGTCATCGTATCGCTAAAGTGGAGAAGATGAGACCTGGCAAGGCCAAGTTTCATTTTGAATTGACTCCATCACAGGCTGAAGATTTGCAATTGAAGTTCCATAATTCAATTTGTGCCGAGTTCGAGCAGTTGAGAAAGACCACTATTGATCTTGCCTATTGATTGGAGTGTCATGATCGAAGCTGTGGTGGTCTTAAGTTTAACAGTAGAGGCTTTGGTCAGTGAACCTGGATCTGTCGAAGCCCTCTATGTGAAGCCTCTCATTATTGAGGCGTTGGAGCAGTGAGATGGCTTGTTTCGCAAAAGCTTTTGAATTTTACTGTGGGGAAGATAAAACTCTTTCCATTCAAATAAACACGCATGACAAATCTCTTGATTGCAAGCAGCCATTGGATCTCACGGGTGCGACTGCAATCGAAGTTGAAATCCCAGCTAGTCCAGACAATCTGATATTCAGTCTTCTGACATCTCCGGTTGTCGTAGTAGATCAGCCGATCCTTGGTAAAATTCACATTGATTTAACGGATACCCAGACCAATCAGATGGTGACTGGTTCAATTATCGTTCGTATTACCAACAGTGGTAGGACAGTTTTTGCTGTTGCAGCGGCAGCGAGTAGGAAGCTTCTTATCCCTGATTGTTGAGGAGCGTCATGACTATAGCTAACAATTTAAGACCATATAGCGAAGGATTGATCCTCACTCCGCAGGAGTTGAAGGATATCTTTCTATTCGGTATTGATACGACAAATGATGATGGTGATGAGTTTCCTGAATCAATGTATGAGTTCTACATTAGATCAGCACAAGATTGGCTTTCAACCCAACTCGGTGGACTGGTTCTTTGTGAACAGGAGATCGTGAATGAGGCTCATGACTACTATATTAACGATTATGTCTCCTACGGCTTTATAAAGCTGTTTAGATATCCAGTCCAAGAGGTTTCGTCAGTTGGGATTCAATTTCCACTCGCAACAACTGTTTTGCAGTTTGATCCATCGTGGTATCGAATTGAATCTGCCGGAGCACAAGTGAACCTTGTCCCTACGCAGGGAACATTCTCAAGCATCCTCCTTTCTCAGGGCGGATCGTTTCTTCCATTGTTTTACTCTGGAATGCAAAGCGTCCCAAGCATCTGGCGTATAACTTATAAAGCTGGATTCAAAAAGGATCAGATTCCATTCAATCTTAAAGAGATCGTTGGGATGAAGGCTGCGATGGGACCGCTCAATACCGCTGGCGATCTTATCGCTGGTGCCGGTATAGCAACCAAGTCTCTTAGCATGGATGGATTATCTCAATCTATTTCGACCACATCTTCTGCAACAAACGCAGGTTACGGTGCTCGCATTTTGCAATACAACAAAGAGATCGAAGAGAAGATGAAGGGTCTTAGAGAATATTATCTTGGTATTCAAATGGTCGTTGCGTAATGGCTGAAGACACTAAAAAAGCTAGAGGCGATCTTAGAGATGCGGTTATCGCGTCTGACAATCGTTATGTTAAACGCAAACGTGCAAAGCCTGGTGCCGTTGGCTTTGTTCCTAGAGAATTTGATAACCTCCTCGAAGATCAGGGTGCAAGGATAAGAATCACTCCTTCAGTGCTTTGTCCAAACCGCACAAGTTTGACTGACACCAACCATGTTTTAGATTGTCCAGTTTGCTTTGGAGATGAGGTTGTGGACTTGGCTGGTGAATGCCGTGAATCTTGGGCGTCGATCACTGGCATCAAGCTGGATAAACGCTTTGAAGAGAATGGCATCTTTGATGTTAGAGATGCGAAGATGACATTTCAGGCAGGCGTTAGAGTTTACTACTGGTATAAGGTTGAGATCTTAGATTTCGCTTCAACTTTCAATCAGATCTTAAACAAGAGTGATACTGATTATGATGCGACAAGGTATGAGACGACTCCAAATTGTGGTCTTCAATATCATTGCATTGATAATGCTGCCAGGAAGTATTACCAGAACGAGCATTTCAAGGCTGATGGTCACGGCATAAGATGGATCTCACCTGTTAGACCGGCAGTTGGAACTCTATTTAGTTTGATTTACCCCATCTTGCCAACATTCAGAATCCTGGAGTTGCTCAATGACTCTCGTTATTACTACATCGGCTTCAAGCAAAAAGAGAAGACTCCAGTGGATCTTCCTCAGCAGGCCGTTGTTCGGTGGGACTACTTGTCCAAGAGGTCTGGAACGGGAGTTCCATTGGCACCATGAACTTCTCAATCAAAGCAGCACTAACTGAGAGGGGTTACAACGTCGATTCATTCAAGGACGGTGTGACAGAGGCGTTGAGGCTTGCGGTCGGCAACATTGCTGCGTCAGCTCAGGGCGAGTGGATTAGGCTGGCTCAAGCTAGACTTAATACAACTAAAGACATTTACGTTAATGGACTTCAGCAGGGTCAATCTTTCAAAGTAAAACTCGGCACAGAGATTGATACATATGAGATACAGCTCATAGGTGAGATGCCGAATAATCTTGAATTTGGAATGGCATCTTTTGATATGAAGTCTGTGAGACCAGGTTGGCTTGGCGGTGGCAAGGCTAAGACGGCAAAAGATGGTCACAAGTACATTATAATTCCGTTCAGTCATTCGACAACCGGAGGGCGCGGAGCGTACACTGGTAAAGCGGCGGCGGTCTCTGCTCCTGATCTTAAGACTCAGCTTAAGACTACGATGAAGACTTATGGTTTGGATCGAATGGTCAGAACTGCCACAGGCAAAGTCGTTGAAGGGCCTGTTTCAAGGGTTCCAAAAAACGCTCCTGTCCATCCCTATTTGAAGGGTTTGACAAGGATTCAGAAGGGCACCAGTGGCACCACAGCGGGTGGAATGCAGAGAGGTTCTTCTACTTTGAAGACTTGGCGTGTGATGAGTGAGAACAGTCCTGCGTCCTCATGGATTCATCCAGGGCTGCAATCTCTGAACTTGCTCGCAGAAGTTGAGACTTATGTCGATAAGGAACTAGATGCAATAATCAGAGACATATTGGCGGCAGCATGATGGGCAATTATCAAACTGAATATCCACCACAATCTTCTTCGAATGAGGTTGTTTATGGCGTTTTGCCTGTAGACTTTCTTCTTGAAGTCGTTCTCACGCAGGGCGTTGAGTGGTTTAAGAATGATCCAAAAGCTCCAAGCTTAGTCTATGGACATCTCTACAAGCCTTGGCTTGCGAAGTATGGACCCGCGAAGGCTGTTGAGATCAGAGATTACGTCAGAAAGTACGGTGTCAAGGTCGCTCAAAGCTTTGCTCTGATTGATGCACAGATGCCTTCCTTCTCAATTCAGCTACTTGATGGCGGTGAATCAACAGACCGCTCTGGTCTTGTCGATCACCAGAGTATGGTTGATGCCGTAGACTTTGAGCAGAATGTCATCGGTCGTAGTGAGGTTGGATTCATTTCTATGACAGATAATGTTCACATCGGCATTCACAATATCAATACACCTGATCTGACAAAGTATTTGTATTACCTTGTTGTCTATATTTTAAGCTCAAGCAAAGACTTGATGGAGAAGTATGGCTTGATGCTTGGGACATTTCGTGCAACCGATATTTCAAGACTTAATGAATTTCTCCCAGAAAATATGTATTCTCGTTTTATAAATTTCTCAGTTTACACGATTGCATCGTTTGACAAGGGCAGTGTCCTGATTGTTGACTCCATTCAGGGCATCAACGTGGCTACCGATCCAACAGATTTGTCCGATACAGATCTGGAATTGGAATTTGGTATGACGTTGAGTGATATTTCTCAAGGAGCTAAGTGATGACTAGATCAAGAAGATTGGAAAAATCAGAGATTGTCGTTGGGAGTATCTCTGAAGATGTTGCCGAAACAGTGCTGGAAGCCAAAGTTAAGGCTATAATGGAATCAGCAATGCCTGAATCTCAGAAGCAAGAATATTTGCGTCAAATTGGTGCAATTACTCCTGCGTCCGATGAGGGGAAGATTCCTTATAATGTTTATGCAAAAGTTAGAAGAGTTCCAAGGGAAAGCCATAATGCGATGATGGTCTACCCTAAAGCTAAGAATGTTCGGTTGGCATCTCTCGGTGAATGGGATGAAATCTTTAAAGACTTTTAAAAAGTAGAGGAGATACAAAATGTCTATCAAAAGAACCTTTAATGGAGCAACGATCATTAAGCCAGGTGCTTATTCAAAGATCGTTGTCGAAAATCTAACAGGATTCCCTCTACAGCCAACTGGAACAGTCGGCATTATTGGGGAGGCTGTTGGTGGTGAGCCTGGAGTGTTGGATATCCTCAGCAAAGAGGGTATTCAGGATGCAAAAGCACGTTATAAGAGTGGACCTATCGCAGACGCTCTTGAACTGCTCGCGAATCCTTCGAATGACACTCGTATTCCGAATGGTGCAAGCAAGATCGTAGTCTACAAGACTAACGCTGGCTCGCGTTCCTCGAAATACCTGCAAAACGCTACACCTGTGAATATGCTTCAGCTTCTTTCAAAGAACTGGGGATCAGATGAGAACAACCTGAGCGTCTCGGCTGTTGCAGGTCAAATCACGGATAGTCAAGCGAAAGTTGATGGTTCAATCGCTGGGCCGTTTACGCTTGCTGGTGGCGAAACTCTGATCTTAGTTGCAAATAACGCGACCTACACGTTCACTGGAACGCTGACCGGATCGACAACGGCGGCAGCACTGATTACCGAATTAAACACGGCGGCACGTTGGGCTGGAAGTTTAAAGCCAGTCGTCGCAAGCCTTGTCACTGGTACACAGCGTGTCAGCGTTATGCTAGACACAGCGGTGGTTGTGACGGGTGCTCTTGATTACGGTTACATCAAAGTCAACGCTGCATCGACTTTGGACACCATCGTCGGCATCACTGGCGAAGCTCGTGGTCTTAAAGGATCTCGCGTCTTCACGTTTAAGAAAGAACTCGCTCAAGAAACTTCGCTTGAACTTGGTGGCGTGGATATGCTCAGCATCAAGTACGTTGGAGCTGGCACTGCCGCTACGATGGAACTTAAGCATGTCTCTGGAGAATTGAAGCTTCAAACGACTTGTACCGGTGCTGCTGGAGATAATCTGGACATTCTTCTTGTCGATGCTGAAGGCAAAAACAAGTATACAATCCAGTCTCTAGTGGATTTCATTAACTCGAACGCAGCTTATGACGCTGCGGTTCTTGCTCCAAGTCCTTCGACGAATGCTTCTGAACTCGATTATTACTCTGCTCTTGATATCCGCAATGTTGCAGCGGTCCTTCGCAAGGACTCATCTGACATCGTGGGATACATCAACACATTCAGCCAGCTTGCTGATGCAGTCAGAATCGACAATATCTATGGTGCTCTCGCAGTTGTTTCTACTCCAGTGTTCTTCACTGGCGGATCAGATGGTGTTTCAGCCAACTCTGATTTCGTAACAGGTTTTGAAGCGTTCAAGGACGAGCGGATCAACGTCGTAGTGCCTTTGATATCGAAAGATATCGGAGCACTCACGATTGATTCAATCAACGCCTTGGCTTTAGCACACGCTCAATGGGGTTGGTCTACAACTGGCAAATCTGAGCGTAGTGGTTTCGTTTCTAAATTGGGATCTAAGACGCAATATAAAGATGCTTGTAAAGCTCTCAACAGCGGTTACGTCTCATGTTTCGGACAACAAGTTAAGGTGCTAGACCGCACTGGAAGCTTTGTCTGGATGGATCCATGGGCGGCGGCTTGTCTCGCGGCTGGTATGCGTGCAGGTGCAGAAGCTGGCGAACCTTTGACCTTCAAACTTGTGAACGTCAATGATGTTCGAGTTTTTGATGGATCTTGGAGTCCTAAGAAGGACTACGCGGAAATGATCGAAGCTGGTTGTACTTTCCTAGAAGGATTGGATAGCGGAGGATTCCGCTGGGTTGTTGGCAACACGACTTATGGTGTTGACGGTAGCTTTGTTTGGAATCGTGAGTCGGTTGTTCAAGCTGCGGGTGTGGTCTCCTACGATCTTCGCCTCAATCTTGAGCTAACATTCACAGGCCGCAAGGCTCGTACTGGAACTGCTGAAGCGATTGCAAACTTCATCAAAAACCGTATGTCGTCTTATCTCACGGCTGAGATAATTGTTGGCGATGATTTGAACGAAGGTCTTGGGTACTACGCAAAGACTTTAAGAGTCTCTGTGCAGGGGAATACTGCGATCATCAATGTCTCGGTCACTCCAGTTCAAGGTATCGACTTCATGCTTCCAACGATCTATCTAGCCGACATTCGCCAAACAGCCTAACACTTGGAAAGAGGTAAATAGCTATGACAACAGTAATGACAGGAGCGAAAGCGATATTTAGACTCAATGGAGTCCAGGTCGCCTACGCTTCAAGCTGCACTTATAACGAAAACATTCAATTAGAAGAAGTCAACACGTTGGATCACCTTGAAGTGATAGAGCACGCTGAGGTTGGATACCGTGTTGACATGTCTTGCCAAACATTCCGCGTTGCTGACAAGTCTGTCAAACAACTTGGTTTGATGAGCAAGCTTGGTCAAATCCTCACCCAAGGTGAGTTGACGGCTGAGGTCATTGATCGTGTATCTGGTGCAACACTTCTTCTTATGGAAGGCGTCAAACTAGAGAGTCGTCAAACGACAGTCGATGCTCGCGGTCTTATGACTGAAACTTGGTCGTTCAAAGGACGCAAATCTTCGGACGAAGCAGGGGCATAATTTCTACGTAGAAACCGCTTTTAGTTAATAATATAAACAAGTTAGATTGACCGAGGTTCCAAAATGATGAAGAAACAGTATGGCTTGCCAAGCATGGATCACAAGTTCTCGATTCAGGTTATTGGTGATGAATCTGGAATAAATTGGGTGGGCGACTTTCTATATCGTCGTCCCACCCTTTATGAACGCACAACGATTGATGTTCTGCGTGCTCGGCTTAATGGCGATCTAGTGACTATTGACGCAGATGTTAGAGCTTTTAACGAAGCCTATGCCCATCTGCGTTGGACTTTGAAAGAATATCCAGACTGGTGGAAAGAGTCTGACTTTGGTGGAGCACTCTATGATGCGAACGTCCTTCTTGAAGTCTACAACAAGGCTGTAGAGTTTGAGGCGAACTGGCGTAGGAAGGTTCATGGAGGAGATTCTAAAAAAGTAGAGGCTGGCAATGAAGAACCTGTCGGAGCTACTCCGTAATCAGACTTTCAATAACGACAACCTTCATCGCGTTGCCATCTCGAATCTCAGTGATCATGAAAGACGAATTCAAAGATGGTGGTGCAAGAAGTATAAAACACCGCTCAAGGACTTTGAGGATCACACGATTGAGGAGCTGGTCGTTGAGATGTTGGAGGACTATTATGATAACAATCCATCCGAGATCGAGAGATTCCTTAGCACAGAGGGCGTTGATCCTGAGTGGGATGGGAAAATGTCTGCTGACTATGAAGCGGAGATTCAAAAGAGACTCAAAAAGATTAATGAACGTAATCATGTTGATCTTAAGAAATATCAGACTCCTGACGAAAACCTTACTGATGATCAAATCCAGAGTATCCTTGATACTGTCGGCAAGAATCTTCCCAAGTCCAGGATGGTAACTAAGAACGAAGACGGATCTATGACTCTTGGCAGTTCTGATGAGTTTGAAGATAAATTCTGAGGTGATAGATGTCAAAAATAGCCAAGGTCTCGTTAAGTGCGGATGTCGGTGGATTTAAAAGGCAGATGGATCAGGCCAAGAAAGTCCTTGGCGATCTTGGTAATGCAAAGATATCTCCTCAAGCCTCGCAGCAAATCGCAGCGATATTCTCAGCTCAAACTCAAAAGAAGGCCGATGAACTTAAGAGCACGATCTCCGGCTTAACGGATGAGCTAAGAGACCTCGCATCAGTCGGTCAAGCTGCTTGGAATGAAAAAAAGATAATCGCAGTCAGCACTCAGCTCACTGTCCTCAAAAAGAATCTAAAAGAAGTCAACGAACTTCAAGGTCAACTCGGTTTGCCAAAGGGAGTAACTGGAGGCGGTGGAGCCGGTGGAGCACCTGCTGGCGGCGGATCCATGTTCGGCGGAATGATGCGTGGAGGCATGGGTGCCTTTGGCAAAGCTCTTGGCTTAGTTGGCGTTGGCCTTGGAATGAAGGCACTTGTTAGCAAACGCGAACAGATGGCAGATGAAAGATTAAAAATCACGCCACTGACGACTGACAACAAGATGGGTTCTGAAAGATCTAGCCTCGGCTACTCTCCATCAGAACGTCGCCAAAGTCAGGCACAGATTGCACAGCAGACTCAGGTCACAGGGAAACAGCTTGACTCCATGGTCAACATGGCTGAACAGCTTGAGCGTGGATACGGCATTGATCGTGGGACAACGGCTGAAGCGATTGGCTCGGCACGCAGGGCGGGTGTAGGTGATCAGGAGAAGTATGTCGCAACCGCTATTGGAACAGCGGTGGCAGCGAGACTTGATGGTTCAAAGGTTGGTGAATATCTAAGTGCAATGAGCGGCTATCTTTCATCCATGTCTCAGGGTGTGGACATTGATTCTGCTTCATTGAACGGCTTTGCAGGTGCTCTCGGTTCTCTGCCATTCTTTAAAAACGATCCTAGCCGCATTTTTGCGGCCATAGGCGGAATGGATGCTTCGTTTAAAGGTGGAGATAGGTTCCAACAATCGCAGGCTGCTGGTGCCATTCTGGACACTCCAGGTGCATCTGGAGCGTCTGCTGCTGCAATCGAAATGCGTCGTAAAATGGGACTCTTTGCAAATGTAGACAAAGAGACTATGGGCAATCTTAAAACCGCTGGGTTCAGCGATGAGGATCTCGCAGCATTGGGTGCCAGGGGTGGAGATCTCGTAAAATCTAAAATGATCAAAGAACTTAAGGCGACCGAGGGCGGTCCAGAGTCGTCTCGTGCTAAGCGGTTCGGCGAATCAATGGGCATGACGGAGGGCCAATCTTTGCCAATATACGGCAAAATAAGAGCCGCTCAAGAGAAGGGGCAAGACACCACCAAGTTTATGGACGATATGCTTAAAGAAATAGAAGATATAACAAAAGATCCTCAGAAGCTTCTCGCAGATCGAATGAAGACCGTTGACAAGACCTTCAACAATGTCGATGGCTCAATGAAAGATCTAACAGCTAAGATGGAGAGTCTTGGTGAAACTATTACAGACTCTCTAGTCGATCCGATGATCAAGCTCTCTGAAGGTATTGATAAGTTGGCAGAAGCCATGCTTGGCAAAAATGCTATGGGCGGAATGGGTGGAGACGCCTTGAGTCTTGCGACCTTCGGTGTCGGCTTAGCTGCTGCGATTGGAAGCCTTGGAAGTCTGGGAGCGATGTTGAGTGGTGTTGGAAGCATCGCAGGCAAGGTTAGTGGGGTGCTCGGCGGATTGTTCGGCGGTGCTGCTGCTGGTGCCGCAGGTGCTGGCGGTGTTGCTGCTGGGGGTGTTGCTGCTGGGGGTGTTGCTGCTGGGGGTGTTGCTGCCGCTAGTGGTTGGGCTACTGCTGGTGCTGCCGCTGGAACTGCCACTAAATTTGCAGGCAGAGCTGCCGGTCCAGTTGGACTCGCATACTCGGCTCTTAGTGCTGATGGTACTGGACCTGAAGAGTTCACGGATCAGAAGATCTTTGAGAGTCCAGAGAAGACTAAACAGTTTGATTCTCTAAAGACCGACAAGGAAAGAAACGCATATCAATCTGGGACTCCATACGATCAGATCATGGCTTCAAGAAATGCTGGCGATCTTATGAAAAAAGATCCAGATACTCTAAAAAAACTTATGAATACTTCAACAATGGGCAATGTTATTCCAATAAACTCTGCTGCGATGACTGCGGCAGGGATGCCAACAGATAGAATGCCAGGGTCGTCTGCGTCGGCTTCTTCCGCCACATCAGTTGCGAGTCCTTCAGTTGAATTTCCATCTGCCGTGGTGGGTGACAATACCTCTGCGATCCGCGAGCTAACCAATGCAATTAAAACTAAGAATGGAACTCCGTCTGGTTCGAAGATGCCATCCAACTCCTCCGTCTATAGCGGGAACAGATCTGCGGTGGGCAAATGACTTCAAAATCTTCAGCAAGAACTCGTGAGTCAGGATTTGGCAGGTTCAAATTAGACAACCGTCGCAGCATCGCTTCAAGAAGTTGTTTCGCGAGTGTCGTTTATTTTCATTACAAGAATCAAAACCTTCTCAACGCATTCACCACCAATCGGGATCGGAATGATCCCAACGCTGATGAAATGGCGGTTGAAACCGGTATCATTGAGACGGAAATATCATCACTGCGTGTCGCAAAGTCTCTAACATCTTCTTCAACATTCCAATTGACACTGTTGCCAAGTAAGAACTGGAAGCAAGTCCTTTCCCCTGGCGATTGGCTGATGATTTACATTCATGACAATAGTAGTTTGAATAAGGGTGATGAGAGCATTCAAGACACAAAGAATCTCATTATGCTTGGGAATGTAGACCGTGTTTCACGCTCTTTGCAAAAAGACAAAGAGACTGACAAGACGACACTTCGTTACGTGGTCTCAGGGCGTGGCATCCAGAAGGTTTTTGAGAATACTGATATTTGGTGGAATCCTTATTTGGCCACAGATAAAGAGATGGATGTAATTTTGCGGGATGCCGGATTAGAAATACTCGGCAATCCATCAATACTGACTAATAATTTGCTTGAAGTATTTCTTGGCAGCGGTGGCGAATTCGATGGTGGCAAAACGTCTGACATGGGTATGTGGCTTATACCTCCTTCGCTGGAAAGAGCTATGCGGGCACCCGTCACGTTTTCAGCCAGATTTGATTCCAATCCCAATCCAGGTGTGTCTACTGACAGTGTGCCCGATTCGGCTCGGTTTGACGGTGTGGCCACAGCGGAGTTCCCTAGATTTTATGACATCCTTGATATTCAAATTGAGAACCATCTTCCTGGATTTAAACAGAGGATGATGTTGACGGCCAATTCAAATGGATCGTTATTAGAACTTCTTCAGAGGTCATCGAACTCTCTTGTCAACGAGCTTTATTTTGAAGAAGTCAGAGATAGTTCTGGATATGTTAGGCCAACAATTGTGCTTACGCCAAGACCTGTGCAGACTCCATTTTTTGAGTCGAAATCAGATGGTCTTAAGGGTCATTACAAGTCCCTTCAAGAACTCGGAGAGACAAACTTTGTTGAGATACTTCAGTCTGAGATTCTCTATGAGGATCTTGGTAGAGATGACCATTCGAGATTCAACCTTTGGTGGATGAATACTGACTCAAATATGGAGGGTGTCACCAACGCTCAGGCTGATAGGAATAAGACGACTGGTGCAATAAACCCAATTTTGTCATCAAAATCCATTCATCGCCATGGTCTAAGGAGATGGACACATCTCATGGAATTTTGTCACGCAAGCGGTGTCGGGTCTTCAACGCAGTCTGATCTTGTATTGTTCCAAGGATTTATGGAGCAGCTTTACGATATGAACGCGTTCAATCATCTATACGATTCTGGGACGATTGAATGCACCGGCATATTAGAGGCGGAGCTTGGCAAAGCTTTAATTGTCAAAGCTGATACAGCAATGGAGTCTCCTGATAAGATTTATTATATCGAAGGCTATGAGCATTCGTGGAGTTTTCCCAGCACATGGCGAACAACATTCACACTAACTCATGGTCAATGGTTCACGACAGGAATAAATATATTTATTGATGCTGGCCGTTCCGATTATGGCAAGCTTGATGACGCACTAAGTTCGACATACGTTGCCCAAACCTTTACGAGCAAATCATGAGCAGATACACAGAAGATGGTGGAGTTTTAAGCTCAAAGATACCTATTGGAAACAATAGAAGTGAGCATAGGACTTTGTTTGGACTCTACCGTGGTGTCATCAAAAAAGTTGTCTATCCTGATGATCCAAAAAGTTCCAACAGAGAACGCATTGAGTACGTTGTTAGAGTCAATGGACAAGACTATCCGAACGCAGTCAATATGCGTGAAGCTGGTGGAATAAACAACTATCGTGAGCGTGTTCGCAAGCCAGCAGAGAAGGCTTCAACAGGTGAATTTGATAAAGGGACATTCGATGAGAATCTCGATGGAGAGATTGTCTACGTCATGTTTCTTGAGGGGTATGGCAATGTTCCAATTATCGTCGGTGGAGATCAGCATCCTAGACAAGCGAAATACAAAAAGTTCAAGAAAGCAGATGGGCTTTTTGATGAGACTGAGTTTAATGGTGTTAAGTTTCAAGTGGACAAGGACTCAAACTACACCATCAGTCAAGTCGGTCGCAAAAGCAAAGAAGGAACCACCGAAAACCAGTCTGCCGTCGGGGCATTGATTCGACTCGGTGGCAAGGATGGGGATATACTTCTCAAATCTGCTAAGGTGGGATTATTTCATCTCGACAAAGACGGCTCTGTGAAAATCATCTCAGCCGATGGCTCCATCATAACATTAAATGCCAAGGATGGAAGTTTGCTAATCGTATCTAAGGATGGGAACACCATCGCAATGGATAGTTCGGCAATCACAATCTCTGAGAAAAAAGGTAAAAGTGTCATTTCAATCAATGACTCTCAAGTTCAGATCACAGCAGACAAGGCTATCATTCAGTCTAAAGAGGCTACGCTTAACGCTGGTGCGGTGAATCTTGGGACAGGTGCAACTTTCACGGCAGTGATCTATGAGACAATGAAGGCAATCTTTGATGCACACATCCATGCAACGGCTGTCGGTCCTTCTGGGCCTCCACTTCCTCCAAACACTATGTCTCTCATGGAGCTTTCGCCCGTCACTTCGGCACAGGCTAAGTACATTAAGCTGAGGGGAAATATCTAATGGCGATGGACTCTGTATCAATTTGGAAAGCACAGTGGGATTTACTTCCGCTCGATCCAACTGGTTCGGCGTATCCAATCAATGTCGCCAATTTCTGTGGAGACCGCGTTGATGGCAAGATGACGGTGGCCACTCCAGTTGTGGGATCAACCAGTTTTACATTCAATAGGGCGGTCATGGCTGCCCAGATCGCTGGCTTGGTGCCATCGGTCACACCACTCGCAGGTGCAATAAAGATTGCAGACGCATGGCAATTGGCAGTCCTTGCATCGGTCTTCGTGGTCAATCCTGGAACTTTCATTGGATCAGCGGCACTCCCGACGACATGGAGTGTTATCTTTACAGCCTTGCCAATCACTGCGGCTGGGTACGTCTCTCTCATTGCAGGACTGATTGCTGCTCCCCTTGCTGGCGATCCTGGACAGAGTTCTTTCCCAGAAGAACTTCAAAAAGCGTTTAGTCTTTTGACCTACACTGTCACTGGGCTTGATAGTCAGCTACCTCCTCCGGCTGGTCCTGGTCCTCAAAGTCTTATCTACGTCACATCGGTGGTTTGAATGGCAACACTGGTCACTACATTCAAAGGTGTTGAAGATAGCAGTGGAAGCTTGTTCTTTCAGTTTCCTGTTCGTGTCCCAATTCCAGGATTACCTTCAATTCCATTTCCTCCTCCGCTTGGTTTTACATTTCCATCGCTCCCGACACTCCCTTCATTACCGGCACTGGGTTTTGATTTTGCAGTCAATCTGCCAACGCTACCAACGCTTGCACTCCCTTCGATACCATTTCCTCCTCCATTGGGTTTCACGATTCCATCGTTGCCAACGATTCCGGCATTGCCAACATTTGACTTTGATTTCGCAGTAAAGCTCCCAACACTTCCGACACTCTCATTGCCTTCGATCCCGTTTCCTCCTCCTCTCTCACTAAGTCTGCCGACACTGCCAGCATTGCCTGGCCTTCCCGGCTTCTCCATGCCTGGCGTCACTGTGACGATAAGTACGTCAATCGAGTAATCCGATAGGGGCTTTATGGCTTTTGGAAATATATTAAATGATGTCAAGGGCGTACTCGCCACTGTAAACAGTCTTTTTGGAGGCAGTAGCTCCCCATATCCTGATCAAATAAACGGGGTGGGAATAGACCAAATATCCAATCAGCCTGCCTACAACGACAAGAACTGGAAAGCCTCCCGTGGTTATGCCTTCAGCGTCGTTGAGGTCGATCCAAAGTCCAACGCGATCATTGGCATCAACGATGGCAACACTGATGCTTTGAACTGGGATGAGTTCCGTCTCCAGATCAACCCACAAGAATTGTCTCAAGATGAAGTCTTCGCAATCGAAGTTACACCGACCCTTCGCGGCGTGTTGGTTGAGCATCAAGGTGTTCTGATTAAGGATATCAGTATCTCTGGAACGACTGGTGTCTCTCCAATGAGAAGAGACGGTGGAGCGTTCTCTGATACTGGAAACCCAATCTTTCAAGTCGGCCACTCTGGTTACAAGGAATTCCATGAATTAAGAACTTATTTCAGAGCGTATGCAGAAGCTAAAAGAACTGAAGACCGCTCTGAGAGCGAGCTTCGCATGGTGTTTAAGAATTTCAAGGATAACGAATATCTTTTTGTTGAGCCTCAGAAGTTCACCATGAAGCGTTCGGCTGACAAGCCGTTTCACTATGATTATTCGATTTCTCTCAAGGGCATTGGCGTTGCGTCTGGGATTAAGCCTCCTCAGTTGGACTTCTTTGAAAAGATCAATGCAGTCCTAGAAGACATCCAAGACTACTTGGACGCGGCTGTGAAGATCATCAGAGCGTCTTCCGGCATCCTCCTTCGCTTCCAAAGAGACATCAACAGCACACTGCTTGGGCCTCTCTTGGCTTTGAGGCAGGCTATTGCAGCAATCAAGGGCGGCAGGGCCTTGTATTTGACTCAGCTTGGTATCACAAGAAAGATTATTGATGATTTATTAAGCAAAACAAATGACATCCGAAATAACTTCAGTGATGGCATTGGACGCAGCATGTCTCTCTACAACGAATACTCTGGAAGGACTCCCACTATTGTGGGATCTCCTGGTAGAATCTCGACGTATCAAGAGATCCAGATCATAAACGCTTTGAACAAGGTTGAGAAAGCTCTTCTTTTAACGGCATCTCAGCAATCAAAGCTCTTTGAGCAGAGCATTTTTGATCGCAACCGCACAGTGGTCGATCAGTTCAACGGCAAGTTCGCTCTTAAGAATCCAAGTTCCGTGAGACAGGTGACTATCAAGGGTTCTGACGATATCCATACGATTGCTTCTCGCGAACTAAGAAATCCAGATCGTTTCAGAGATCTCGTGATTCTCAACAACTTAAAACCACCATATATCTCGACGACTCCTGGTGAGGGTGTTTTGTCTCCTGGCGATCCTATTTTGATACCTCAAAACACTCCAAGTCAGGGCAGCACTGGGACTCAGAAAAACAAACAATACAATATAACGACAGGGATGACTGAGGCTCAAAAGAACCTTGGCGTTGATCTGAGACTCAATGAGGACGGTGATTTAGTTATTTCAAACACTAAAGATTTGGATTTAGTGGCTGGAATGGATAACATGTCTCAAACGCTCTCACTCAGATTGTCATTGGAGAAGGGTTCTCTCAAACGTCATACGTTTGTAGGAACAAGTCTAGTCACAGGTCGGAAGGTTTCAGCTCAAGGTCTCAGTGATTTGAGACAGCAGATTGTAACCTCTCTTACTACTGATTCGCGTGTTCTGTCGATTCCATTCATTGAGTTAATTCAAGATGGTGGGACGACAAAAATTAATATGGTTATAGCATTAAGAAATGTTGAGCAACCAGTTCCACTTTCGCTTGCAATAGGTTAGGAGTCCGAGGATGGCATTTGAGCCTAGAGTTTATCCAGAGATCATCGGAGAGATGATCAGCCGTCTTATTTCTACAACTCCGTTGACAGACATTAACTTCGGATCTGTTTTCACAACGATGCTTGAAGCTGCCGCTCAAGAAGATGATGAGCAGTATTTTCAGATGTTGGAGATCATTCGCGGCTACTCACTTGACACAACCACTGGATCGGATCTTGATGACAGGGCTTTCGAATATGGTTTAACCAGGAATGCCGCACAATTTGCGAGCACGACTGTCACTCTTGGCGATAGTTCGATAACAAAGATTTCAACAGGGGTTTACTCAGGTCTCTCAGGTGCGGTCGCAGGAAGCGTTAAAATCAACGGTGATTCGGCTGCGAGCTTCCCTGTGTCTGGAAGCATCATTGTTGGCAGGAACACTCCCAATGTAGAGACAGTCCTTTACTCTTCGATCACTGATAATGGTAACTACGTCACATTCAATCTTTCATCATCTCTTGCCAACGATCACGGGACAGATGAAACGATCATTTATTCTCAGGGTGGCAATAGAACCATTGGTATTGGGGTGACTGTAATCGTTCCAGCGTCAGATCTAAGTCCTCTGATAAGCTTTAGCCTCAGCACTGCTGCAATCATCTTGGATGGTGAATCAGAGATCACTGGTATTGTAGCTGTGGCGACTGTTGCTGGAAGCTCTGCGAATGTCCCAGTTGGATCTATTTCACAGTTCTCTTCGCTCCCATTCTCTACTGCGACTGTTACAAACCCTCAAAGGGTTACAAATGGCAAGGACATTGAAACGGATCAAGAGCTTCGAGATCGGATCAAGTCTCACATCCAAAGTCTTTCTCGTGGAACTGGCAAATCCATTATCACTGGTATTACTGGCATCACTTCTGATTCAGAGAATAAGCGGGTTGTGTCGGCATCCCTCATCGAGCCAACAGTCCCAGCAGATGTTGTAAAACTGTTCATTGATGATGGCACTGGCTTTATTCCAAGCCTTGCCCATGTCGGATACGAGGAAATCGTATCTTCTGCAACAGGTGGAGAGAAGTACCTCAAGACTACGAACTTCCCACTAGTCAAAGCCTTCGTTGAAACTCAAAGCGAAGAGCCTTTCAATATTGTTCTTAATGACACAATATTCGTTGAAGTCGGTGGCAAAGTCGAAACAATCACCTTCGCTCTTGGTGATTTTGTCACATCCGGTCAAGTGAAGGCTCAAGAGGTCTTAAAGAAGATCAACGTCTCGGCTGCTGCCTTTGAGGCTCGCGTCTCTTCTGGTGGATCTAAAGTCAGAATCTTCTCAAGATCAAATACTGATGAGCAGATCAGAGTGACAGGTGGAACGGCCAACGCTGCTCTAGCTTTTCCTACAGACACAAAGCACACCGCACGTCTCTACCTTGAGAGAAGCAATGCCCTAAGCCTTCTTAGCAAGGACGGAACAACGGCAAGCATCGAGTCTGGAACCGCTGAGGGGTATGATTTCTCTGCGATAGATCATGATCTTTGCCTTGTTCTTGATGGCAGAGTTATGAATCCTCTTTATGCGTTCTTTATAGCTTCTGATTTTGCGAACCCAGCTTCAGCGACAGCCACAGAGGTTTCTGATATTATCAATACTCAGGTGGGTGGATTATTCGCTGCAACGAGTTCTAACGATACTCGTGTAACGCTGGTCTCAAATATCAAGAGATCTTCAAGTTCTAAGATCAGGATTATTGAGAACTTCGATAGTGCTTTTAGATTCAATGGTGCCTACTCAGACATCACGGCAAATGTGAAATCCTCGTCAACGGACTCCCAGGTATTCGTCTCAAATGGAGATACTCTCTACTTAGGACATCTTGATGTTCCATTCCAAACGATTTATTTCAATCCTGCGATTCCAGCGTCGGCTCAAATGGTCTACACGGCGGAGTTCTATGATGGAGTCGTCTGGCAGACGTTTGATCCTTATGATGGCACCTTGGGGTTCACTCAGGCGGGTCATTTACAATTTAGAATTCCCCACACTTGGCAAAAGACGCTGGTAAACGGTGTGACTGCTTATTGGGTTAGGTTGACTAGAAATGATGCTGGACTAGTGACTCCTCCAACAGAGAGTCGCATCAGGATTTGTTCTGCAAACGAGATTCTTGAATTCTCTGAGACAGAGATTCTTGGATCAAACAAAGACTACACACTGAATAGATTTGTTGGGCAAATTGAACTTGAGACTCCACTTCAAGCCACTGATCGTCTGACAATGGGATCGTATGATACGAGAGCTTCAGTGGTCTCCACTGGTGGGACTTTCAACCTATCCGGTGGCGAGGCACTCTCGGTTATTGTCGATGGTGTTTCAATCAACGTGATATTCCAGGTTGGTGATTTCGCAGTTGGTGGTGCTGCCACTGTCACAGAAGTTATCACAAGAATCAATACATCGCTTCCTGGTGCAACGGCTGTCGCAGTTGACTCTGGCACCAAGGTTAAGCTGTATGTGAATAAAATGGATGGGACTCTCCAAGTCGCTGGTGGAACTGCGAATGTCGCATTGATCTTTAATACTGATCTGCATACATCCTTGACTTCGCACGTTCCCTCTTTAGAATCCGCGACTGCTGAACCGTATGTCTTCAATCCAGGCAACACGGTCATCGTCGTTATAGACGGCAACGCTGCGAATAACTTCACGCTACCATGTGGCAAGACTGGAACTCTGACCGGAGTCACATCTCCATCTTTAGTCGCAGACATTGGATTGATCAGCATATTCCCGAATTCAACTGATCTACCTACATTTGATTTTCTTTTGACATCAAGATATGAACGAACGATCCAGGACATTCAATACATCAGCGATAACGTGAACAGGGCTTTTGTTTCTATCGAATATCTGACTGGCGGAACGGCTGGCCTTGAGATCGTAACGGTCACTGGAGCGGTGATCCAAATCGTTATTCAAAGTGGTGTATCGACTGCAACACAGATCAAAACAGCGTTCGATCTTGTCTCTGCGGCAACAGCACTCGCTTCTGCGACGATCACTGGAGTCGGTGGCAACGCTCAAACTGCGGTTGCGGCTACGCTGTTGGCATCACCGCGTCGTGCTATCACGGCATACGCTCCACTGTCTGGAGGCTTGACTCTCGCGTCCTCTCTTCCATTCACACCTCTTTTGACAGACACATACGAAATTAGTCCAACAAACGCAGATCAGGTCGTTCAAATTTGGAACAACAAGCAGATCACTTTAATATCCACTAAGGCAGATGTTCAGACATCAAGCGGCGGATTAAAAGTTCAGATAGCTTCCAAGGTCGCCGGAGAGGGTGCATCTGTGCAGGTGACAGGTGGAACTGGCAACGCGGCCCTTGCCTTCTCCGTGATCGCTGTGATTGGCGTAGACGGATACCGACACTTCACAGGTCTGGCTCAATTGACTCAGTGGAGTGTTGACGGACGTGATGACGATCAGGAGAACTACCCTGGAATCAGGGCGGCTGGTGTCCAAGTTGAAGTAGCAGAGCCGGTCAAAGTCCCTGTGACAATCTCATTGACAATAACGACTCGCGAAGGTGTGTCGCTTTCTTCAATAACAAACGACTTGAAATCGGCAGTCTCCTCCTACGTCAATAACTTGAATGTAGGTGCTGACGTGATTCTTTCCGATATCATTGTTGCGGTTAAGGGTGTTTCAGGTGTGTTCGATGCAAAGATAACTTTGCCAATTGCGAATATCGCGATAGCCGACTCAGAATTGGCTCGCATCAACGAGAGTGACATCATCATTGGGTGATAAATGAGCAAGTTAGAGAAAATGTCGCGATTTCTTCCTGGGCTTTATCGTCCAACGATAAACCCGTATGTGAAGGGGTTGCTGTATTCTTGGGCTGAAGAAGATGACCTTGTTGCAGAACAGGTCCAAGAGGCGAAGCATCAGATCTATGTGAAGTACGCTGAGAAGGGCTATTTGGACTCTCTTGGATCAAATGTAGGTGTGTTTCGACCACCGGCAGTGAACCTGAGCGATGATCAATTTCGAGCCTTAATTCCGGCACTGAGCTTTGATCCAAAGCAGGTCAGACCTACGATCATCAAAGTCCTTGAGGCTTTCTTTGGTGCGAACAATCCTCGCGTCAAAATCATTGAGGTCAATCCCAACCAGATCATTATCCAAATCCCAAGTTCTGTTCCAGCCTTAAGGCGTTCTCTTAGGGGTTCTGGCCATCTTAGCAACAACGCTGGAACGATTACAGCGGTAGACAATATCCTGAAACGTGTGACCATCACGGCCTACGGTGCAAAATCGTTCATTACAGATGAACTTAGAAACGCAGATTTCGCTCAGGGGCTGTATTCTATCCCGATACTATCCAGCTCGGCTGGCAATAGCGGGGTGATCGTCCAACTGCCAGCGTCCTATAACCTGTCGTCTCTCGTAGTCGGTCAAGCCTTTACTACGACCAATCTCCCTGGCCTTCAGGGAAGTTTTATTCCAGACAAGACGAAAGCATTCAGTGTGACGCGGTTTCGCGGTACAATAGGACAAAACATAAGTGCTGGGAGTATTTACCCAAATCTTCTCATGACAGACGCTTCTGGAATACCGGATGCACCTGGAAGGCTGACTTTCAACTTTGGAAGAAATAATGAGGAAGCGGATATCAAATACTTCGGCAGACCAAATAACACCTCTCTTTTGATTGATCCGGCCTATGTGTTTCAGAAGGATCATTCGATAGGGGAACTGGTCAATGTAATAGTTAAGCCATACAATCAGCCTAGAATTAATGGCCAAGATTTATCTGTTTATTTAGTTGGAGTAACAGCCGCAAGGGTTTTAGCACAAGACATCGTAAAATCCGTAGTTGCGTCTGGAGTTGTAATTAGTTGGAGAGTGGTCGATCCGGTGTGTTGATCACTGTTAGATGAGGTGTAGCTTTGCAAAGAAAACAAAGATTTGTCGCGGATCAGCGGTTAGATCTACCCCACTTTGAATCAATGCAGGGGTATGTCGATGCTGAATTCAATTCGTATAACAAGGCGTTCCTCGCACCATCCAATTATATTGTTAAAAATTGGCAGGTGGTTGGCACAGGTGGCTTGAACATCAAAGTCGATCAATCGGTCGATTCAACTTTATTCAGCTCACTTAGGACGGGTAAAGAGAGCTTCATTTACCGCAAAGGTGCTGAAGCTGCCATCACTCTGGGCCTCACAGATAATGCGACAAACTATGTCGAATTAAAAATGACCACTGTGACGTGTGCTCAAGACACTGTTGCTGTTTGGAATTCCACTGCGAATGGTGGATTGGGAGAAGAGTTCTCACAGCTCTCTGATACTGCCACAGAAGAAGAGCCGTCTCTTGTTGCGAATACTACGGCCTTCACAGGCAATACTGACAGGATTCCACTTGCTGTTGTCGTCACTCTCGGTGGCATTATCGTTAGCATCACAGATTCAAGAAGTCTCCTTTTTCACAAGGCGACTGATTGGAACTTCGGAGTCACAAGAACTGATAAGACTATCTCTAATTTTAAAGAATCTTATGACGCTCTAACAACAGCTATAAAAGAAATAAAAGGCACTTCAAACTGGTATGATATCCCTTATTCTGGAAATAAGGTTCTTAAAGAGTATCAGAATATGTTTATCACCGGTGGCGGTGCCATCGAGTGGGAAGGAAGTCAGCCAGCTTCAACTCTTGGTTGGAGTTCTGTCTTTCAAATTGAGATCGCAGATCGAGTCGATACATACACGATCAATGCTGGTTCTGTTCTACTTGCAGACGGCCAGGCAATGTATGTGGTCATCCCAGAAGGCACGCCTCCTGGAGCTTTGACGCCAATTGTTGCAAGCCTTGCGAGTGTCCCGATTGATCCGTTCTCGGCAGGATACTCTGCCGGAATTCAGGTTCTCTTCTTTAGAAGAGGCAGCACTGTCATGGGATGGGTGGATATCCCAGACCTAAATCCTGGAGAGAGTGCGAGCATCGGTCAAGACCTCCCAAGCAAGCATCGTCAGCGTTTAGGGATTATCGACGAAAACAACTTTGTTGCTTATACTTCAACCACGAACATCCTTCCCGTAGACTCGCACCCAGTTTCGATATCGAAACTGGACGCAGCTCTAGCGGTTGTTCAAGATCTTGCAAACACCAGTGAATCATCCATTGTGGCTCTCTTCGCAGCAGTCAATTCGATATTGACTAGCGATCCGATAGAAGAGCACTTCCTTGTCACTAACCCAGTCGGTCAAACCATCTTCAATGCTGCGGTCTTGAAATGGAACGTCGATGTGAATTCTGTGGACATCGAAGTATTCATGAACGGTCAGAAGGTTCTTCAAGACCAGGCTGGCGGATCCACATTCGCATTCAAGAAGAACTCTGAAACACAGATTGTATTCTCAGATACGGTTCCAGAGAACGCTCGCATCACGATTCGCAATACGCTGAGCTATCTCTATAAAACATACTTTGTGAACTATCTTTCAAACAGTTCAGGTCAAACTCAGTCGGTAGGCCAGACATTTGCTGCTGGGACAGAGCGTCTCGGTGTTTATAGAAACGGCATATACTTGATGAAGACTTTGAGTCTTGGATCTCCTATTGACCGCTTTGTCGAGCAATCAAGTATCGCTGTAGAACTTGGTGTGACGGCTGATGCACTGACAGGTTTCGCGTTCGTCCATCAAGCCAAGGCTCCTGTATTCAAGCAATCTCAAACAGGTGTGACTGGTGCTGTGTTGACGGTCCCATCTCACACGGTCACAAGCGACGCATTAAGAATCTATCGCAATGGTCTTATGATGAATAAGTCTGGATTTGGTGGCATTTCTGAGCAGTACGCAGACACATCTGCTACGTCAATTACTTTGGTTGATCCAGCAATAATCAGTGATTATTTTATATTTGAATACATGGATGCTGCTCCAACTTGGAGACAAGATATCACCGGAGTTGTTGGTGTCACGGTGACATTTTCTTCCGTGTATGTTCTTGGGAATAAAAAGTTGCTAGTATGGAGGAACGGAATTCTCCTCTTCAACTCAGCAACTATTGGTTTGCCAGGCGACAGATACCAGGAAGCTACGACTTTGACGATAACGCTCGGAGTCGCTGCTGCCTCTGGGGATACATTCACAGCGATCTATCAATAGGGAGTTTTGGGATGCCAATTCAATCAAATCAAATTTCAGATAAACCGATTGTCCAAGGTGCGGTAGCTGTTGCACCAATTACTGGAGCTGGCAAAGGTGCCTTCTACCCAAAAGACATTGGTGCAGGCCAAATCGAAGGCTTCTGGGTCGATGAAGCTGGGATTGAGACTCAAATCACCGAGAACGGCTCAGTCAAGGGTGCTGGAGGCGGAGGAGGCGGATCGGTTAGCGATATTGCTTTCCCTTCTGGCTGGGATGGAGATGCAACGGGTGCTCCTTCTCGCAACGCAGTCTTTGATAAGATTAGTGCGATGGATACAGCGATCTCTGGCAAACAAGCTACGCTATCAATACCAACTCAAGCTGAGGCTGAGGCGGGTGTTGCGACCACTGCAAGAGCTTTCACGGCTCAAAGAGTCGCTCAGGCGATTGCTGCTCTTGCACCTGGTGGTGGTGGTGGATCAGTTAGTGATGTCCCTTTTGCTGGAAGCTGGGATAGCGTAACAACGATTCCTCCTTCTAAAAATGCTGTTTATGACAAAATCACTGCGATGGACGTAGCGATCTCGTCCAACGCCTCGTCTCTCGCTGGGAAACAAGCCGCACTCTCCACTGTGGTGCAAGTCGAGGCTGAAGCCGGAGTCGCCACTACTGATAGAATATGGACTGCTCTGAGAGTTAAGCAGGCTATCTTGGCTTTGTCTCCTGGAGGCGGATCAACAGTTGTCCTCCACAGGCGTGTAACTACTACGAATGCTAACGATGTTCAGATTATTGCCTACGGTGCTTCTGCCGACATTGCGGCGATCACTGTCGTGAAGAGTTCAAATGGTGTCACACTGTCAACCATCCCTGCGGGGGTCCGACTGATCAGTGTTCAATCTTTTTTTAGTGGTGCCGATGTTGGGGCAAACACAAGCGTTTCAATAAGTTATCCCGATCCAAACGGAGCAACGACTTTGGCCGAGTCAATTTTGCCAACGATGACCCGATACACCACTGCGTTTAATCCATTTGGGACACAGGCTGGAACTATCGTGAATAACGCAGGGGTTATCACAGCGACACACTCAGGTGGGGTTGTAGCAAATAACTCTGCGGCATTGAAACTAGTATTCTAAGGATGAACTAATGGCGAATGCAATTTTTAATGCCAAAATAACTCTAACGAGTTCTTCAGCAACAGTGAATGCTGATGAGTTCAATATCGTCGGAGCTGTCGTTGACAACGAGGGACTCTACAGCGGCATTGATCCTGTAGTTGGAGACATTCTGATACTAGATACGGCAGGCACTGAGCCTGGGACTGTTTCAAAATACAAAATACTTTCTTTCACATCTCAAACATTCGGTGCGATTTCTGCGAAGATTAAATACGATGATATTGGAACTGCCATTGATCCAACCGGAGCGGTCGGCATTGGTGGAATGATCTGTAGTGCATCTGCGAGTAGCAAGTTTCCTTGGCTTCCAGCGATTGACACACAGGGCTTATCAGTAAAGCTTTTCATATTCGCAAAAAACATCCTTGAAAGACAAAAGATTGATGGGAATTTAAGCGGAGGCGGAGGTTCATCTAATCAGAAGATTATGATTGGTGGATCAGCCTTAGCTGCTGGAGTTCCGGTTTCAAAGAATCCAGCAACTGGCAAAGTCATTCTTGCCGACTCAGACGGAGTTGGCACTCAGCAATTTTACGGCGTCACTATGACAACTTGTGCTGGCGATGGAAGTCCTGTCACAGTCCAACTTCCTGGTGCAAATTTAGCTGGAGTATTGACTGGTCTAGGATTTGCGGTTGGTGATGAGATATTCATGGGAGAAACTGCTGGCTCGTATGTGAACGGAGCTGGCGTTGATGCTTTTGTCGGAGCA